TAGTGAGACAGATTATTTCTCTCAGGGCTTGTGTTATGGTTATATTCGTGGTATCAATCACACTCTTGATATGTGGGCGTATACCAACAAGGCGCAGCCATTCTGTCGTCCTAATAATGTAACTTTCCAACAACTTAGGGATATCGTTGTTTCATATATTGTAGCATATCCTGTAAAGCGTACAGAGCCTTCTGCATTACTTGTAACTGAAGCTGAAGCTGCCGCATGGCCATGTCAATAAACGAGGAAATCATGACAATCGAACAAACACAAGAAGAACTTGCAACTCTAAGAGCAACCTTAGCTAAGATCAACAAGATCGCTGACGATGCTCGAAATGGTGTCAATGCTGCCGACTGGCGTAAGGATTGGCAACGTAACGAATGGATCAAGGTAAGAGATTTATCCAATGTTTGATGAACCAAAACTTAATAAAATGAAAGAATATTTGGCTAGTCCAGAGTTTGCAGAGCTTGCTAGGCAAGCACAAGAAGCAGATGCTAGATATGCTGCTGATTGTGAAAAATACTGGGATGGTTTGTCTTATGATGACAGACTGATGGCATTTAGTTCTGTTGTTAAACGTATTGTTAAAGGAGACCTTAAAGATCGTGGAAGCTATAGGTATGTGTTGTATGATGTGTTTGGGTTTGATATGGACTCTTACGGTATAGGTATGCAATGTGGGTATATGGACCTTCATAACTCTGTTGTTGATATCGACGAACTAGAACAACTTAGGCTAGAAAATGGCGAATTAAAATCTCTAATTGAGACTAATAAAAATAACGAAGAAAATTACAAATAGGTGTTGACTCTCTGTCTGGATGTGGTATTATATGAATGTAAGCAACAGAGAGAGATAACAAATGCCTAGAGGTGTTCCTTCTAATGGGTTCCGTAAGACCAAGAAGCGTCTTGCCAATCCTAATTTTGCAGCGTCTTTGATTACTCCAATCCGCGAAGAAGAAACTGATTCTCAGATTCTTGCCAAGCTTAAGGAGCGGTTCGAGGTTCTGACTTCTCTAACCAATGCGTCAATTTCTGGCGTGTCTCGTTCGTTAATTGTGTCTGGTCCTGCTGGACTTGGCAAGTCATTTACAGTCGAAGAGGCACTGAACGAGGACGATCCAGATGGCAATCGTCATACCATTATCAAGGGCTATGTCCGTGCTACTGGGTTGTTCCGTTCTTTGTATGAGCATCGTCACCCGCATAGCATCCTCGTCTTTGATGATGCAGACAGCGTGTTTTTCGATGATACCTGTCTTAACCTTCTTAAGTCGGCTTGTGATAGCACTGACCGCCGCCGCATCTCTTGGATGAGCGAAACAAGGTTTGAGACAGAAGAAGGCGGCGTTATTCCACGCACGTTTGAATTTGAAGGCACTGTTATTTTTATCTCTAATCTGGATTTTGATTCCATGATTGATAAAGGTCATAAGCTAGCCCCTCACCTTCAGGCACTTATTTCTCGGTCACACTATATTGACCTTGCAATGAAGACCAAAAGGGACTATCATATCCGTATCAAGCAAGTTGTCGCTGAAGGCATGTTGTCTGATAAAGGATATAGTCCAGAAATCGAACAAGATGTTTTGCATTTTATTAATGATAATCTGGACAGCCTCCGCGAATTGTCTCTTCGTATGGCGCTAAAGCTAGCTGCTTTGCGTAAGGCTAACGAAGGTTCGTTTCATAAGTTTGCTAAAATCACTTGCTGTAAGAACGGATAAAAATGGAAACTGTAATTTTTGATATCGATGGAACCCTTGCTGATGCATCGCGGCGACAGCATTGGGTTTCTTTTAAGCCCCATCAATTCGATGCATTCTTTGCTGACATTGAAAACGATCCTGTTATCTTGCCTGTCAAGCGCATGATCACTGTTATGGCTAATGCTGGCTATAAACTTGTGGTGTCCACTGGTAGGGCTGAGAAGTACAGAGAGGGTACACTGCGGTGGTTAGAAAAAAACGGAATGGGGTTTGATTTTGATGACTACTGGTTCCGAAAACAAGGCGATTATCGTGATGACGCAATTGTTAAATACGAAATGCTCTTGGAAATGAGAGCAAAGGGATATAACCCTGTTTATGTCTTTGATGATCGTGACCGAGTGGTTAAGATGTGGCGTGACAATGGTCTTACCTGTTTTCAAGTAGCAGAAGGAAATTTCTAATGGCGTTTTATGTTAAAAAAGAAAATACACAAACCCGATCTTTTGTCACGGCGATTGATGCAATTAATTTTGGTATCGGTCTAGGTGGCAATTTTAAGGTTATTGACGAACTAGATACGGTTATCTATTCATCATATGCCCTAGCAGAAGAAAAAGATAATCGTTCATTTCTTCAAGATTAGGCTTGACATTCCCTCCGAATAGTATATTATAAGAGGGTAAACAGAGTTTCAGTCCTTATGGGGGAATTGGTAGACCCGACAGACTTAAAATCTGTTTCCGTATGGAGTGTCGGTTCGACTCCGACTAAGGATACCAATCGGTGCAACACAGCGTGAGATGATAACAACGCATCGTCCGTGGTAGTGGGTTAAATGTTGGTATGAAACATAAGACCAACAGCCATTAGTTTATGGAAGTGAATATGGAAGTAACACAAGAAGTTCCTACTGAAGAATATTTCAATATCCAGATAAGCGATCTTGAAAATCAAATCATTCAAGGAATTGAATTGAACGAAGAGTTTGACATCATCTTGTTTTTCGAGCATGTTATAGACTCGTTATACGAAGACCTAAAGAAATATTATCCAGAAAGCGTGAGGATTTAAGATGCCTAAGTGGTATGATACAGCAGTCAATGAATTGGAAGATGCACTAGAAGCTGGTGCTATCACCCAAAAGCAATATAAGTTATTTGTTCGTGACCTTAACGAAGAACTAGAAGAAGTTAGTTATTCTAACTCATATGATCCACACGAAGAGAGGGATGGCTGGTAATGCGTACCGCAGCAATTATTAAGATTGAAAACGGCTGGCGTGTCGTATGTATGGATAATGACGAAGTAGAAAAGACACTTGATCTTTTTGATTATAGTTATTCTTACGTTAAAGAAGTTGCAGAAAATTGGGCTAATGGTATAATCAAGAGTGAAATAAAGAAAGAGGAAGTCGATATGTTGTATATTGAAAATGCCGACGAAGCAAAAGATCGCATTATGATCGAAAATCTAACAGAATGTGCTCATAATTTGGTCGATAACATTCATCGCAGCATCGCTGATTCAATCGATGAGAATGCTAATATCGTTCCTTATCTTGCACAAGACGTACAAGACAGCATTGATGCACTAAATGCAATCAATAAGGTTCTTGAATATTTTGGTGGTGATTTTGTAAGCTGGACTGGATATGCCCGTGGCTAATCACGTTCACCAACAACTCACAATTTACAGCACCAATTTTGATTGCCATGAACGATTTGATGTTATCATGAGCAACGAAAATCCAGAATTGGTGCTTTTTCCTGATTTAGATTCTCTCCGTGATAGTTACATTGAAGTCTTGGGTGCTAAGTGGGTTGTCTTTGAAGATCACGAAGTTCCGTCTATAGATGCTCATGGGATGATGGAATCCACTGCAAATCTATACAGCGCATGGAGTGTGGTTGACGGGTTCATCGAAGAACTATCTAATCAACTATCAGAAATTGATCCTGAAGTCGTAATCACTACATTCTATTATGACGAAGGATTTAATTTTGCTGGTGCTAGTAAGCTTTATGATGGCGACATGATTGAAATCAAGGAACATACATATGATGAACTTCTTGAATTAGGTTTGTTGCTTCCAGAAGAACTTCCTGAAGGCGAAGAGTTTGATCCTGAGTCTGTTCGTTATGACGCTGATTGGGAAAAGATGTACGATTACTTCGACCGATAGTTTGGTTAAGTCTCAGTCGTTCAACGGATAGGACATCAGATTTCTACTCTGATTATGGGAGTTCGATTCTCTCCTGAGACGCCAATCATATATACCTTATTAACTTTAAGAAGTATCGTGGACAAGGAAGACCATAATGCATCCATTTTATATTTGTTTAATTGGTCTTGGAATTTGTTGGTTTTTAATTGTTACTAAGTGAAAATAATGCTTGACATTATTCGTTGATGTGATATAAATAGTTTGTTCGTTGATGCGGACTGATAACTGGTTGTGACGCGAAGGGCGGTACTTCGCCGCCTCCACCACAGATACATTAGACGAGTTTAGCCTAGGAAGCGGCTCGGTTACTTTGACGAGTAGCGAACGATAGTGCGTCAACACTATTCATATCTAGTGTATCTTTGATGGGGGCGAAATAGGATCGAGCAGCAGTGCCTAGGAATGTGGAGAACACGGTAAGAAACGACCGACAATCAGTTCAAAACGAGAAATGCTAACTTTATTGCTAGCAATGACAACGAGTTTGTAGCTATGAAAATGGCTGCTTAATCTGAGTTATTTGGAGCTTCGGGGATGTGCTCTATAACCTAAACATCCTCACTTATCTGGGTACACCCAATATTTTGTACCATCTTTCCTAGATATCAGTTTTCTTCCTGTTACTGTTTGGCTTTGCTTATAAGCACCTTTTTTACCATTATCTGCGGAGTTTTTTGGAGATAAATATTTTGAAGATATTTGACCAAGACCAAGAGTTTTACGAGTTTCACTAATTTTGTTTTTTTGTTCAGTTGTCATTGGCATATTTTTATTTTGTCCGCCGCCAACTGCATTTTCTGGAACCATATTAGCCCATTCAGGCGATTCAACAATATTATGTTCTTCTGAAAACTTTAATGCAAACTCAGTGCACAGTTCTTGATCATCAAAACCCCAAACTTCTAGAGTTTTGATATGATCTTTGCCGTGCTTTTTAAAATGATTTGACCAATATGTACCAGAACCATTATATGTGTAAGGATCAGGTTTAATAGTTTTTCCGAAATATTTTAATTTTGTTACGGAATGCTGTTTTACATACAAATAAATATTCATAGCTGATCTCCTAGTGGGTTAGAGCTAGTAGGCTTCAGGGACGTTGCCGTGACTAGCATTACTATTTATAATAAACTTATTATCTTGTCTGGTCTATTGATGCAGGGTAGCGTGTACAGACGTGTACACTAGTCGAGCACAATTAGCGAGAGACGTGTTCTAAGATAACTGACTGTCGCCAGTGCGGAGGTAAGCTCTCTGAGCACGAAAAGGTCAGCATCAATAGTCCAAACAAGATATCTTGTTTACCTTAATAATGATCCATAGGAGTGATCAAATGTCTAAGTTTTTTGGTTGGTTACGAACACACGCTTCTAGCATTTATTTTATGTTTCTAGGTTTAGCCTTAATTGCAGTTGTCGGTGGTGCTTGGCGGCAGGAGGCTAGAGAACGAGAGCAAGTTATTTCTGAGCATCCTCAATGTTTGCTACTTGACAAATCCAATCGAGATAGCTATTATTACATGGTATGTGATGGTGCTGTTGTTATCGTAAAGCCAAACAGCTAAATAAATTTGTGGTAAGGAAAGCCAGCACGTCAGGGAAATAGGTCGCAACTTACTCTTAGCACGACTGGATGGTATGAATAAGACCATAAAAGGAGCATGGGAGACAGCAACAAGGTTTTGCAGTCGGATACCGCACCTGCCACTTCAATGTTCGATCTAGATACCAGCAATGGTCACAATCCTAGAAGGAATTCGGATCAAAGATGTGCGATCCACACACACAAACACAGGAAATATAATATGACTAAGACACCTTTTGAAATACGCCTAGAACTATTGAAGCTAGCTAAGGATATTATTAGCGAAGACTTTTATAATACTAGGCAAGCTATTGAAACACAATATCATGTAGATATGGATAACTGGAAAAAGAACTATCAAATCGGTAGGACTGAGCCACATATTAAGTTTCCAGATATTCCATATACAGTGACACAAGAAGCAGTTGTTGCTATGGCTACAAAGCTAAATGAGTTCGTTTCAAACGGCTAAAACACTCATGCTAAATAAATCACCTCTAAAACAGGAGAAGGTACATGATAGTTCTTATTCTTTTACTGGTGATGGGTACATTTTATTTCTATCAGCATAAAAAACTTATGACTAATGAAATAAATATTTTGCGTTCTACAATAGAAAAGTTAGAAAGCAAGCTTGCCGATGAATTATCCTTAAACGCATCCAATGCAACTAAGGAACAAATTATTCAGAGGCTAAAAGAAGCAAAAGCTTCAAAAAAGTAAAAAACCACTTTACAAATTGGTCAAGAGGGGTTACACTCTCTTGACTACCACTACTGAGCGTCTCAGTGAAACAAACATTCGTTTGTATGTACTCTTTATTTTATTCTTTTTAATGATGGGGACGCCAAGAAAAAGGAAAGACTATGCACGATCTACTAAGGAAAAATACACTAGCGTTTGGATTTTTATTCGGCATTATAATTGGTATTTTATCTACTGCCAATGCTCACCAAAAGCAAGTTCCAATTGTTCCCGTGGTTATCGAAAAGCAAGTAATTGTTAAAGTTCCCGTGAGACTAACTAATTTCGATAAAAAACAAATTGCCTGTCTAACAGACAATATATCTTATGAATCTAATAACCAATCCGATAAAGGTAAAGCTGCCGTAGCTCATGTTGTTTTAAATAGAATTAAAGAACGTAAGTTTGGTAACACAGCCTGTTCGGTAATCACACAAAAGAGAAATAACACTTGTCAATTCTCTTGGGTGTGTCATACTAAAGCCAAGATTGATTCGGACGATAGAATTGAAAATAAGCGCATCGCTGAAGATGTATATCTAGGAAATACTCCTGATAACACTGGTGGTGCAACTTATTATCATGCAAAATGGATGAAAACATATCCTATGTGGTCTAATAAATTCAAAAAAACCACAAGAATAGAAAGTCATATATTCTATTCAGATTCGTAAAAACATTTACTTAGTGTAGTGTGCCTTTTGTAGTTTCCAGGATTAAATCCTTTTCTACAAAAGGCACATACATTTTCTTTTTGTTTTTGACGATTGCTAAGTGCTTTTTTTTGAGATTCTGTGTTTGGTAACATAATCTGAAGTTTTCTTTTTTCTCTTATTTTTTGTTTTGTTTCTTCAGACATAGGTTTTCTAGCTGATGGATTTGAAATACCTGTTTTGGTTTTTCTAATTTTATCAACAACTTCTTTGGGTTTTGATTTTCCTAGATGAGATTTTCTTATTTTTTGTTTTGTTTCTTCAGAACAAGGATGGCGGTATAATCCTGTCTTTCCTTTATTCCACGGAATTCTTCCAACAGCAGTTTCTCCGCCATCTGTCATGTTTCTTAATATTCCAGTATTATTATCTTTTCTTCCATACCAACGAATATATCTACGTTCTAATGCGAGAGCGCCAAGTTCCGACAAATTGCTTTCCATTATTACAATACGTTCTTTTTTTGTAGGAAGATTTACTCTATGATTACTAGAATATGCTCTTTTATGCTTACCCTTACCAATATAGTAAGGTGTGTTATCTTTTCTAAGATAAGCATAAACGTAATAAATAAACATAGCTGATACTCCTTGAAAGTGTTAGAGTAGATGGGATTCTGGGGAGTCTCCGCGATCTACAATTATATTTAGAAAACAGCAAACCCCAACAGCACACATTTTTTACAGAGGCTAAAGTGAATGATTAATATTAGGTCAGAAGATACGTTCTATGAGCAAGTTGAGGATTTAGTCTGGCAACATGATATTAACTATATTGATGCTATTGTTATGTTCTGTGAAACTAATAACTTAGAAATCGAAAGCGTTGCTAGTCTTATTCTAAGAAACGAAAATCTTAAGAGTAAGCTAGCAGATGATGCTGAAATCTTGAATTACTTGCCCAAGACCAGCAAACTTCCCATCTAATGGACGCTTTTGATTGCTATGTTTGTTACCTAGCTATGAAGCGGCATTTCTCAGATACAGAATACGACTTCATAAAATATCGTGGAAAAGTGAAGGCATCCAGATCATCTTTTCAAAATAGAAGAGATATGTTTATGTTTGAAAAACTAGTAAAACATAAACACGTTCATCAATATCTGTTGGCTAACTTTGTCAAGAGAGGACCAAAGGTATACGTTTCTGATTTGGTCCAAGACCAAGAAAGTCAGCGTATATATATTGAGTGGAAAAGACGACAAGAATCATTGTCTAGATCATATAAGAATGAGTTAGAGCATCTAATAGAACCTTTTGATGATAACTTTAAAAGTAAGGATGGCAAACATCCACACCTATTGAAGGTGTACTTTGCAGGTAAAATATCATTAGAAACATTAATTATATTGAATAATATGCTTGACTTTTTTCCTAGATGGTGTAAATATATGAGGGGCGACCCAATATGGGAAGAACTGTGGTTTAAATGCGTAAAGTATGAACCATTCTTACAGTACGACAAACAGAAAATGAAAAAGATAACACTAGATAGTGTTTATGAATGAAAGAGGATTAAGTATGGTTGAGATTACGTTTAATACAAACCCACAACAAAAACAAAGTTTTACCCCCATGACTATTCCAGCTCCAATCTTTCCAGATTTTAATTATAATTCGTTAAATTCTGAAAAAATGGCAAATGCAAAACGAATTAATAATGAAACATTTTGGCCAGTTATGCGAGAAGTTTTTGCACACGACTTTAATACATTGCCTCTTGAGCGATTTAAAGTTTGGGCATCTACGATGACTGTTCCTTTTATGGCTGGAGGCGACTTCAAACAATATGTGGATATTGCTAATCAAATCATTGATTCTGGAGATGAATTATACATTAATGCATTACTAGAACCAATGATTGGTCTTACAGAAGAAGACTTTAAACTATACTCCTCTTCTGATAGAATTAAGACAACCCTGAATCGTATGATGAATATTGCACATCTGGTTATTTGTAATATTACTTCTGATGATCTTAGTAAGATGAATACCATTGTTGAACTTGGCGGTGGTATTGGTGAGATGGCAGATGTCGTTTACAAGCTAGGGTTTAAAGGAAAATATATTCTTTATGATTTTCCAGAAATCGGAAATATTCAAAAATGGTTTCATGATCAATTAGGTCATACAAACATTCTCCACACGTCAAATATTGATGATTTGATTGATGCTGATCTTTGTATCGCTACTTGGTCTTTCACTGAAATGCCGTTGTCTTTACGGAATGAACTCATGGAAAAAATTGGTAAGACAAAGAATTGGTTGATTGCATATAGTAATTATATTTTCTCTATTGATAATAATGATTATATCAAGAATACTTTTGCTCCTCAATTTACAAATCATGAGTTCACATACATCGATGTTCCTTTCATGCCTTGGAACGATGGAACATTTTATCTAACTGTCAAACAAAAAACAACTGGAGAAATTTAATAATGGTTAAGTATTACGCAGAACAAGAAGTGGCATATGAAAGTCACGATCACATTGACCCAAAGGGAACAATGGCGGATAATTTACATAGTCCAGGCTTTGCAGATAAGATTGTCTCTCTCTTAGGGAAAGACATGAATTATTGCGACCTTGGTACTGCTGGCGGCGGAATTGTTAAGGATTTCGTTGATCGTGGAATTGTTAATGCTTATGGTATTGACGGGTCTGACTATTCAAAGAAGATAAGTCGGGCTGAGTGGGCAACTATTCCCAACAATCTGTTTACTGGTAATATCTGTAAGACATTTAATTTTAAGGATGATGCAGATGAACTAATTAAGTTTGATCTAATCACTTCTTTCGATGTTCTTGAACATATTCACGAAAAAGATTTGACAGGTCTTATTGAAAACCTTCATAACAATCTAAAGGTTGGCGGATACTTCTTGTCGTCTATTGCTGAATTTGAAGATGAAGGATATCATGTTACCCTAAAGCCTGAGCAGTGGTGGGTTGATTTGTTTGAAAGTAACGGATTTGTTCGTGATGAAATCATTCAATCTTATCAATATGCTCGATCAAGCAGCTTTAACATTACTTTTAGGAAGCTCTAGTTTATATTCACTTATATAAATAATATAACATTCTTGAGACAAATAAAGGTTATATTATAGATGGATGAGAAAGAACAAAAACTTCTTAAGGGGTTATCAAAACTATTAGGTAATCCTGAAGTTTCTGAATCCGTCATTAATGAAATCGAAGCTAACGCTAAAAAGCGTGAAAAAGAAAAGAAGATATTAGAAGGGTTAGAAAAAGCCCTTTTAAATATCAATGCACCAAAAAACAAAACTGAAGTTATAGAAGTAGTAGAAGTAGAAACAATTGAGATTGTTGAAACTCCTGCTCCTTTTATAGCTCCAGTTATTGTTGAATCTAAGTTCACTGATATAGCTATTGATAATTCTAAAAAAGTAACTGAGCCTACTTTTTCTGCCGTCGAAAGACAACCAGAACTTCCAGAAAAAGATTTTGTTACTAAGTCGGTAGAAGCTATAAGCAAAGAAACCGAAAACAAACCAAAAAAACAAAAAGTACAAGATGAAATACCAGCATCTTTCAGAAGAGAAATGGACTTATTAAAAAAGTCTGTTATGGATTTGCATTCTTTTGCGTCCAGAACTTCACAAATGGCTGGTGGTGGCGGTGCTGGTTCCGTTGAAGAACTAGATTTTAGAACCATTCTTGTAACAACAGATTACACTGCAAATAACAAAGATTATTATATCGGCGTGAATTGCTCAACTGCTTGCACCATAACTTTACCAAAAAATAAGAAGAATGGCAGACACCTTGTTGTAAAAGACGAGAGTGGGCTGTGTTCTATAAATAATATAACAGTTGTTGGTAGCAGCATCGATAATGATACAACAGCAGTGATGGGCATAAACAATATGGCATTACACTTTGTGTATAGAAATGGTTGGAGAATTATATAATGTCTTATTTGTATAGCAACGCTGTATCAATCAATAATAGTAACAATTCACCTATTACTAATACTGCTCCGTTACCTGTTACTGGTACAATTATTACTACAGATCAAGTTGGCGATTTATATTCTTTTAACAACCATGCAACAAACACAAATCGTGGTTGGACTATGGACGATACTATGCGTCCTGTTGTTAGTTTTAAAAATGGTAGTCCCAATCTCGCAGATTTAATTAAAATTGTCGAATATGAAATCGGTAATAATAATGCAAGTGCAAGTACAATTATATACGAATGGTATGAAGGTGATATAACAATCTCAGGTGCTGCCGTACCTGCTTGGACTACGTTTGGTGTTCACAGTCAATATCGTGTATATCAAGACAAATATTCTTCTAATGCAGGAAATACATTTACTCCGAATGGAGCAATAATGAGACATAGCGGTATTATAATTGGTAAAAATGCCGCTGCGGATGAAGCTCCTGCATCAATGCATGGCGGAGGAACTCCAAATATGCTTACTTTGTGTATGAGACGAGTTGATAATTCTACTAAATTAGATGTGTGGTTTGCCTTTACTATTAAAGAGCTAATATAGTAAAAAAGTGCTTGACTTTAGCATTTTGTCGTGTTATAGTCTGATCATGGTGATATCACCATATAATAATATTAACAATAAAAGGTAATACAATATGAAGAATACACTATTGGCTCTAACTGCCGTTTCTGCTCTAGCAATTGCTGCTCCTGTAATGGCTGCTTCAGTCACTTCTGAAGTTCGTTTTGGTGATGTTAGTGGTAATACTACTGATTCTCGTGAATATAAGCTAGAGTATTCTGCTCCTGCTCCGATCTTCACAAAGCTTAATCTTGCTACAGAGCTTACTGTAAAGCAAGGCGAACATGAAGGTGCAATTACTTCGAAGCTCGCTTCACGTCTAGAAACTCCTACGATTAACGTGTTCGGTGTTGTTCCAGTTGCTTACGGTGAATTCGGTAGCTCTTTCAAGCAAGGCAACAATTTTAACTTTGTCGGTGCTGGTGTTAAGGCAAGCAAGCAAATTGCTGGTCCTCTATCTGCAACAGTAGGCTATCGCCATCGTCAAGGTCTAGAGACAACTCGTGATCTTAATGAAGATCGTCTAAATGCTGGTCTAACTTATGCTGTTAATAAGGATTTCGGTCTCGGCGTTCAGTATTATCGTACCACTGGTGCGGTTGACTTTGACCAAGTTGGTCTACAGCTAGTCCGCAAGTTTTAAATAATTCGGCTTCGGCTGAATTGGCGAGGGTGGCAACACCTCAGATACCCCTTGGCGAAAGTCAAGGGGTATTCTAAAGAAAGAAAATACTGTGAAGTTTGAATTCTACATGAAACGTGGTTCAATTAATTTGGATGACATTTTTGAAGTAAGTACACGATATGCTATCGGTACTGCCATCAAATTATCTAAAGCAGGATTACATGAGAATGCCGTAAAGGCTTTGCCTGAATTGGAATTTGAATGGATTTGGTCTAATTGTGATAAAGGCAGTTCTGATATTTTTGTAAATAATGAAGACTTCACGATTAAACTAACACCAGAAAATTCTACAGTTCGATGTGGTGCTGTTGATGACTATTTCTTACTTACATTATCAGTTATGTTTGATATGGAAGTTAAAGAAGGCGTAACAGAAGAAGAAGTAGAACACTTTATAAATGAACAAGGTGGATTATACTGCGCTTATGTTGGGGGCGGTTGGTCTTATCTAGAAGACGATGGAATATCTTTACATGTCTTAACAGACGATACTATATAAAAGGAAAGAAAATGAAGACTGAAACATTCTTAAAAGTTGCTATTCCTGCAATTTTGTGTTATATTGCAATTCTAGTAACTGTTGTAGTAGTAGCCGTTCTAGGTTAAGTTTTGATGGATAGTAGCTCAGTTGGTAGAGCGTAGAGCTGTTAACTCTAATGTCGTAGGTTCGAACCCTACCTGTCCAGCATCAGTTCCCGAATATTATAAATAAGCATAGGTAAGACTTATTGAATATTCGGGAACTTTAAATGCACTATACAATTTATAAAATAACTAACAAAATTAATAACAAATTTTATATCGGAAAACATAAAACTGATAACTTAGACGACGATTATATGGGGTCAGGTAAATATCTATTACATTCCATAAAAAAATATGGTGTAGATAATTTTGTAAAAGAGATATTGTTTGTTTTTGATAAAGAATCTGAGATGAATGCTAAAGAAAAAGAATTAGTATCGAAAGAATTTTGTTTACGAGAAGATACCTATAATATTTGTGAAGGTGGTCAAGGTGGATTTAGTTATATAAATGAAAATAAACTAAATTTTGGCGATTCTCATAAACAAAGTTCTTTAGAAAGTTTAAAAAAAGGCAGAAATACTCGATCAAAAAAGTTACTTGATGATTCAGTTTATCGCCAAGAACAAATAAATTTGATGAGCGAAAGTAAAAAAAGATATTATTCGACACATGATGGGGCATTTACGGGCAAAACTCATAGCGAAGAAACTAAGAAAAAAATTGGTGCAATAACATCATCTGCTCAATCTGGTAGTGGTAATTCTCAATATGGTTCTAAATGGATAACTGATGGAACTAATAATAAAAAAATAAAATTGTCGGAAGAAATCCCACATGGATGGAACCGAGGTCGAGCTAATTGTGCTTTTTTAAAAAGCCTTATAGTCTCATAAATAACAATAAAAAGGATTGAATTATGTTATCTTTTAAAGAGTTTATTGTCGAGAAAAGACCCGTTATATCAACAGATGGTCCTGACCTTAGACGAAGGCTGTCTAGAGATGGTTGGGTTTCCAGTGGTGGAACAAACCACGAAAAGTTTAAACATCCAGATAAGCCAACTCCAATTCTTCTCCCATATCATAGAGATATTAGTATTGGTGTTGCTCGACAGGCACATAAGATTGCTGGATATATCTAAATTAATACTTGACATTCGTTCACAGAGATACTTGGATAAAAAAGAAATTAAATGCGAGTAGTTCAATTGGTAGAACCTTCTGCTCATAACAGAACAGTTATCGGTTCGAACCCGGTCTCGCATACCAAGTCCTGTCTCGCGTACCAACATCAAAGGATATATAATGCTCAGTAGCGTAGACTTTCAAATCAGTACCGTTTTTGTTAATGAAATCAATAATATAAAAACAGTATTGAAATATAATAATGTTTCTGAAAAGAAATCTATTGAAATGCTAGCTGCTAAACATTACCTTGAAGAACGACTAATCGAAATCAAAAATAAAGATAAGTGAGAAATAAAATGAAATATGGTGAACTTGTTAATGCAATCGGACTTATCGTATTGTTTGTCCTATTAGCTATTATTAGTCCAATATTAACTATTTGGGCTTGGAATACTTTGTTTGGTGCATACGTTGCTGTCGAACTTACTTGGAAGACTTGGTGTGCTGTTATTCTTTTAGGCGCGTTCTTTAAGACTACGATACAGCGAAAGAAAGCAGAATAGAGTTGGGCGATGTTGAGTGTATCAGATGCAGTTGGATAGGATACCTCGACGAAATCAACTCAATAAAAGATAACAATAAATGTTGTCCTGAGTGCGAAGGTTTGATTGAAGAAATATCAAACAACAACTTGATAAATACATGCAAAAACTCAACTGGAGATATGCATGTCAATCAAAGATTTACAAACTAAAATAGGTGTAACTGCCGATGGTGCTTTCGGTAAAGGAACTTTACAGGCTGCTGCGAAGTTTTTTAATCTAACCAATAATCGTGCAGCCCACTTCTTCGCACAGACAGCACATGAAACTGGCGACTTTCGATTATTCTCTGAAAATTTAAACTACTCCGTTGAAGGATTGCTTGGAACTTTCAAGAAGTATTTCCCAGACACCGCCACTGCTTCAAAATATGCTCACAACACAGTAATGATAGCTAACAAAGTTTATGCTAATCGTATGGGCAATGGAGATGAAGCATCTGGCGATGGTTGGACATATCGTGGTCGTGGTGCTATTCAGTTAACAGGTAAAGCTAACTATCAGGCATTTTCTTCTCATATCAATCGCCCAGATGTTATGACTAATCCTGATATTGTTGCAACAGAACTTGCTTTCGAATCTGCTATATTCTTCTTTGATAAGAACAATCTCTGGACAATATGCGATAAAGGTGTTGATGATGCTACCATTACTATCGTGTCAAAAAGAATTAATGGTGGTACATTGGGTCTTGAAGATCGTAAGGCAAAGACAAAAAAATATGCAATTCTTCTACAATAGGGCTTGACTTTCTCTAAACAATAGAGTACTATATACAAATGGACCAAGTGTCCAGCATATAATGAATACTGTGGATACAAATCATACAAAAATAAGAGGGTACTACATATGACAAAAACTACATCTTTTGCTGACCTCAAGAAGGGTCGCCAAAACAATCTTGAGAAGCTAACTCAAGAACTACAGAAGATGACCACTAATTCCAGTAGTGGTAATGATGATCGTTTCTGGCAACCAACTGCCGATAAGACAGGCAATGGCTCTGCTACTATTCGTTTCCTTCCTGCTCCCGCCAATGAAGATGTTCCTTTCGTTCGTGTTTTCGATCACGCATTTAAGGGTCCAACTGGCAAGTGGTATATTGAAAAGTCTTTGACTACCATTGGTCAGACTGATCCTGTTTCAGAACTTAATAGCAAGTTGTGGAATAAGTCTGATGATGATAATTCTCCAGAGCGTAAGCAAGCTCGTACTCAAAAGCGCCGTCTTCATTATATTAGCAACATCTATGTTGTTAAGGACCCAGCTAATCCTGCTAATGAGGGTAAGGTATTCCTTTATAAGTATGGCAAGAAGATTTTCGATAAGCTAAACGATCTTATGAATCCTCAGTTTGCTGATGAGACTGCGGTCAATCCTTTTGATCTTTGGGAAGGCGCTAACTTCCGTCTTAAGATTCGTCAGGTTGAAGGATATCGTAACTACGACAAGTCTGACTTCTCTGATTCTTCTCCACTATTGGATGATGATGAAGAACTAGAAGCAGTTTGGGGTAAGGAATATGGTCTCGGTGAGTTTATTGACCCCAGCAAGTATAAGCCATACGCAGAACTAAAGAAGCGTTTGGTTGAGGTTCTTGTTCTTGAAGATGAATATGAGGCTCCTGCTCGTCGGGCAGCTCCTGCTCAAAAGAAGACAATTGATGAAACTCTAGACGACGATGATATTCCACCATTTGAGCCAACAAAGAAGAAGTCTGTACCAGTTATTACAGATGACGACGATGATGATGAAGATGTCATGAAGTATTTTCAAAAGCTAGCTGACGAAGACTAGATAGAGAAGAGGGGATTTAGGTCCCCTCTTTTTTTATGCGTAATATGCTATGTTCAATGAACCTCTTGGTCCTGCCGTTGGCATATTGATAGCATTATTTTCATTGTTATTGTTAACATTTGTTGTTGAAATAGAAGTTACTGTTGGAGAACCTTTGTCTCCTTTTCCTCCTTTTTCTTTCATTTTAGTATTATTGCCAGTATTATTAGCAAGATCGGTTGTCTTCTTATCAAAGTCTGGTGCTTTTACTTGTTCAATACCAAGCTTTCCACTAGGTCCACGCTTAAGTGGCATAATAGCTTCTGCTCCAGCTTCGCCCATAAGACCCTTCTTGCCTTCGCCATAACCAAATAATGTTGGCTTATCGACAATACCACCATCAGCAAACTTTCTAACCCCGCCCTTATCAAAGGCAGACCCCAAAGCAGATTTCATATCTGGCTGTGAATTTTCATTTGGTGCGGGGACTGCATCTGGTGGAACATCTTCTTGTGGTGCGCTCATAGCATCTTTTGCAGCCAATGCAACATCGATACCAACGCTTGCCGCAGTTCCTACACCAGGAACAGTACTTGCAAGACCACTGGCAGCTTCCAGACCCGCTCCAACAATATCACCCTTCATAAGACGACCAATAGCTAATGCGCCGCCTACGAGTGCTCCAATTACAGGTATTTTCTTCAATAATGATTTACCAACAGCTTTACCAGCTATTTTAGCCAAACCTTTACCGCCAACCTTTAGTAGTCCTCTTTGAGCTACTCTGGCTAATCCTCTTCCACCAACTTGTCCAATTTCTTTTCCTGCAAATTTAGAAAGAACTGATGATCCCTCTTTTTGCATAAATTTTGAAACTATTCCACTAGAACTTTTTCCTGCAAATTTTGAACCAGCATCTTTTCCTAAAACTTTAGAAATAATACCTCCACTTTTTCCTCCAGTAATTTTTGAAAAAAGTTCTTGTCCTTTTTTACCTAAAATAGATTGTTCTTTTTTAATAAATCTTCCGTCAGGTCCTCTCAATTGTTTTTTTCTAGAAAATGCTTTTTGTAGTGGACTTTCAGCTTTTTTTGTTTCTGAAATAAATGGTTCAGCGTCTTTTTTAATAAATCTACCACGAGCATCTCTTTTTTGAGTTGCGGCTTTTTGTTTTTGTTGTGGTTCTAAATCTTGAGAAGATTGTTTTGCTTCAGGTTTAGATTTTTGTTTTTTTCGTGGTTCTGAATCTTGAGAAGATTGCTGCGAAACAGGTTCAGCTTTTTGTGTTTCAGGTTCAGATATTTGAGAAGGTTGTTGTGAGACAGGCTCAGATATTTGAGAAGGCTTCTGTGTTTCGGGTTCAGATACTTGATAAAGTTGTTGTGAAACGGGTTCAGCATCTTTTTTAATAAATCTACCACGATTATCTCTTTTTTGACCTGAGACAGATTCTGTTTGTTGTGAGACAGGTTCAGCATCTTTTTTAACAAATCTACCACGGGCATCTCTTTTTTGAGTTGCAGTAGGTTCTGTTTGTTGTGAAACAGGTTCAGCATCTTTTTTAGTAAATCTTCCGCTAGAATCTCTTTTTTGAGTTGCAGTAGGTTCTGTCTGTTGTGTCTGTTGTGTCTGTGATGGTGTTTCAGATACTTGAGAAGGTTGTTGTGAAACAGGTTCAGCAACTCTTTCACTAGTGTCTCTTGTTTGTTTTGATGTAGGTTCTGTCTGTTGTGTCTGTTCTGGTGTTTCAGATGGTTTTCGTGTAGGTTGTGTTGAAGTTTGATTAGCAACTCTTTCACTAGTGTCTCTTGTTTGTTTTTCTGTTACACCTTTAGGCATCAGAGAACTTAGCTTTTCAGCTATAGCATCTGCTAATTTTGTAACAACAGAATCTGAAATGCTAACAATAGAAACATCTTTTCCTTTATTTCTGGAAGAACTAGATGGACCAGAAGGTGCTGGTTTTGCATCAGTAGCTTTTCCCGCAGATTCTTCTTTGAGACCTTGAACTCTATTTTGTTCTTTTTGAGCAGTTTCTTGTTCTCTTTGCATTTCATTACTTCTGGCATATATTCCAGTAATGTCTGCGCCTTCAGCAACAGTTTTTAGTCCTTGTCCAAGACCTTTTACTCCCGCCGTCTTGAATGCTTCCATTCGGCTAGGTCTGTTTCTAAATCTTTCTTGTTCGGCAAGATAATCTTTTTCAGAATGTTCTTTTTTAGTTTTTGTATTAAAATATTTACCGCTGGCTTCGTCTTTTACAATTTCAGGTTTGCCACGTAATTCTTGGTAATTTTTAATAAAACTTTCACCAATAGTACCTTGTTTGGCAATACGTTCTTTAGCAGATGCCTTTAGTCTTTCACCAAAAGTCATTTTTTCTGTTGGTGCTGTAAAATCTGTTTCTTTAGATTTGCCTTGATCTGGTTGTACAGCAGTTCCAATAGTAGTATCTAAGGTATCATTTAAATTACCTATTGATTTATTTAAATTTTTCATAGTCTGAATTAAAGACTTGAAAGTATTTTGCATTTCTTTAGTTTGAAGATTTGGTGTTGTTGGTGCTTTAGGCGAACTATCTGCTTTCGCTTTTCCCGCTACAGTTGAAGTTGGAGCAGAAGAAGTTGAAGAAGGAGCACTAGTTTCTGCTGGTGAATCTTTCTCCATTTGAGCAGAAACTTGATCCAACATTTTGGAAAATTCTGTCGTTACTGGTTTTTTACTTTTAGTGTCAACCCAAACTCCCGCATCATTTTTGATGTAAGATTCGTTTTTACCGAGTATTATGGGAGTTTGGTTATTTGCCATGATTTATGAAGGGTCCGATGTGCCGTCAGTTCTAACAACTTTTTTTGTAAACTTCTCAAGACCAGTAAATCCTAGTCCAGCGATAGCAAGATCACGAACGCCATCAAAGATAAACTGATCTATCTTGAAGCCTCCAAATAAATTTGCAAAAAAAGCAATAAGAACTGCAATCAAACAAATTAAAGTTGCATATCTTTTTGATGATGGATTACCATCAACGTCTTTCATAATTCCGCTTAGATAATCTGTAACTAATTTAGGTGAGATCATTTTGTTATCCGCCATTTCTTAATCGTTCGTTTTCTTCTTCTAGGTGTGCGTTTAACATAATAACGTAGATATCACGTTCAAATGGAATTAGGTTATCTATTTCAGTAAGAGACCAATTGTGATGGTGTGCTAAGTTAAAGTTTAATACATAAAAATTACTTAATGTATTGTGACTTAGCCCTACTGAAAAAAATCATTAACTCCTTCCAGAGTAATGCTCCTATTGTTTCCAAGACTATTTATATAGCTGATTGTGTGTTCAATCTTTGGAAGAGATTCAAAAAAATCATAAATCTTTTCCATCTGTTGTAATGAAAGAGAAGACAGAAACTCTTTCATTTCTTCTATCGTATGTTCACTAGCCTTATAAACTGAATCATCATTATAAATGCTCTCAATACATTCAGAAACAACTTCTAAAACTTCGTCTGGATCATTTTCGTCAAATTCGGTGAATTTAATCATCATTTTGAAATTTGGATATTTCATAACAATACCAACATCATCTGTTATTTGAATAGTCTTATTGTTAGATGGGTCTTTTGTTACCTTAATATCATCAAGATCAAGAGCAAAATCATATATCTTATTGTCTTCATTATCTTTATATTTTAGTTCTACAATATTATTAACAGACTTAGCTCTTAATTTTAAGAATAGATATTCAATGTCAAAAATAGGAAGATCGTCAATATTAATTTTAGATAGAACACAGTTGCCAATAATTTGACTCATTGCACGAATAGAATCTTCAACTTCATTGCTTTGTTGAGCCAATAGTAAAATCTTTTCTTCCTTTACTAGGAATGGTCTAAACGTAATCTTTTCACCAGTAGATGGAAGAATGTCAGTGAATGTTGGATAATCAATTTTAGGTAACATTATTAATAATTCCTTTATGAATCAGAAATTGAGAAACTCTTGTAAACAAAAGTAACGGGCAATTCGGTTATTTGGTCGGTTGCAGCCCAGTTTAAGTTTACACTTGACACTGATGCTGGAAAGGCTTCTTTGATAGTATATCTAGCAGAAATGTTTCCAACACCATCGAACTGATCAATGATTATGGTAGACAAGTAATCAGAACGATAGTTTATTCTAAAGCTTTCATCAGAAGTTGTTTGTCCAATATCAACAATATTTGCTGACCATTCTCTAAATAACTTTAAAATTTTACTGTCTTCATCATTAAAAAATACCATGTTTATCGGAGAAAAGTTTACACCAATAGGAAAAAACTCAGATGCCCCAGAACCCTTTGTTCTAGCACTGAATAGTTCTACGTCAGTTCCTGGCAAATTTACAGAATAACATCTAAGCTTTAAAAAATCAGAATCTTGGTATCCTTTAGCTTGCGCCCATGCTGGTAAAGTAATGGAAGCTTCAAAGTGTGCTGATCTAGTATAACCTGTAAATTTTTTAGAGAAATCTCCAATGTTAAATGACATTATTTTGCTGCCTTTGCGCTGTCTGCCCAAACTTGTTGGTTTGTGGCTTTTTGGAATCTTTCGGTTGGTAAAAACAATCCAATGTCCCATTCTTGTGGCTGTATCAAAATAAACTTAGACCTAACGTGGCTTCTCAAATATCGCTTTAGACACGGCTTATACATATTTGACTTTGCTATAGACTGCAAAGCTTGATAGCTTAAATTAATTTTTGTTTTTTCATCATATCTATTATCGGTAGTTATGCTGTATAGAGCATCCATAAGTTTTGCTCTCAACATAGGTTGTAGATAGTGCATGTTAAGACCATAGAAACCATTCTCAGTATATTCAATTGGAAATATCAAAGGAAACGCATCCCAGTATGGTAGTTTGTCTTTTGTCTTCGCGTCATACATAAACAAGTACATCTTACCAGGAATAACAACATTAGTTAATTCCGCAGCCTTTTCGCTCATTAGACGTGCTTCACTTACGCCTGATGCTCGTCTCGCACGGCTTCTATACCAATCTCTGGCTTCTTGTGTCTTATTTGGAATAATATTTTGCTTAATCCCACGATTTAGGATTGAAGTAAAAATATATTTGTCCGTTACGGAAGCCATCAGTTGTCCTTTTGATGTTCAAATCTTATATATTTAGTTGGTCTAATACTTAATATTTAGTTCTTTTTCCGTGATAATTTTGAACTCGTAGTTATTCTTTTGGCAATATATATCAGCAGCAGACCACTTAGCTAGATTAGTAGCATAGGTCATTACTTCGTTTAAATATTGACGAGTTTGTCTAGACTTCTTTTCTGGTTCTTGTGTTTGCTTGAAAGGTTTTACTTCAATAACATAAGTAGCCAATTTGTTATCTGGTGTTCTTACTGTCATCTTAAAATCTGGAAAATACCTATGAATACGATTATCAACAGGAGATCGATAGGGAATACAAAATTCTTCAGATTGCCATTCAATTATGTTTGGATCGCTATCGCATCTATTCATAAAAGTCAATTCATAACTTGAGCGAAATACTATCTTGGTTGGATCACCTTTATATTTCTTTGGATTTTTTGGAGTGAACTTGCCTTGGTTTGCCATGCTATCATCTAAATACTCTTGAAACTTCTGTATTTAGGGATAAAAAATGGCAGCGTTCTTAAAAGACCCAAATAAAGCTCCTAAGTTGGGTCAATCGTTTAATCAAATGCGGTTTCCATCTGATATCAAAACGGAATACTGTAGCATTTCTGCGGTAAAATATCAAAGAACTTTGCCTTCTGACCCAGCACTTTTGGTTTCTACTGGCGCATCTGTCATTCTTCCTATTCCTTTTTCTGGATTAGATGATAATTATGGGATGAATTATAAAGAAGTTGATACTGGAGCTATGGGTGGCGCTTTAAATACGCTAATGAGTAATTCTTTACTTGGTGGAGTAAAAAAATTAATTGGTGGTGGTGCTCTTGCTGGTATTGATGAAATTGCTAAAGGTGCTGCTGGAGGTCTTGCTGGTGCAGTCGGATTAAACCAAGATACTGCTAGACAAATGACACAACAAGCTCTTGGTCGTGTTGCTAATCCAAATATGTCATTATCTTTTCAGGGTGTAAATTCAAGATCACATAGATTTTCTTGGAAATTAGTTGCTAAAAGTCCAGCAGAAAGCAAAACTATTCAAGATATATTAAGATTTTTTAGATCAAATTCTTTACCAAGTAAAGCAGCAGGTGCTGATATTCAATTAAACTATCCGCATATTTTTCTTATTGAATTTTATGGTCCAAACCAAAGACTTATTATGTTTAGTAAGCAGGGTCTTTTCTTGAATGATTTAAATATATCATACGCAGATGAAGCTCACCCTGTATTTTTTAAAGAAACTGGACTACCAGCTTCTATTACTCTTACAGCTAACTTCCTAGAGCGTATGCTTACTACTGCTGATGATGCCGATGCTTATTTTGGTGGCGTTTAAGTCACCACCAACCTTTAATTAAAGAGAAACTTATGAAATACTTCGAAAACTTTCCTTCAATTAAATATGGAAATACGGCAGTAACAAATATTTCTGCTCGTGTTAAATTTTTGGAAACTGCAAAAAAACAAAATGTTCTTTTTTATCCTTACACCATTAAAGATGGCGAAAGAGCAGAAAATCTTGCCTTTGACTATTATGATAGCACAGATTTTGTTTGGTTGGTTTATTTGATAAATGATATTGTTGATCCATATTATGACTGGCCATTGTCCAGTAAAAATTTAGATAAGTTCATCGCACAAAAATATGAAACAAGCGCAGGTATCAATGATGGTATTGCTGCTGCTTTAGGTACTACTGTTTTTTATCAAAAAGTTCCAAAAGTTTATTATATAAACCAAGTAAATTTAAATTTCTACACAGAAACAGAATATTTGGCAACATCTATAGCTGATCCTTGGAATTGGACAAAGGTGACACAAGATGATTCTATCTACGTGTCTCCAGATTCTCTGGCTGCTGCTATGGATGCTGATCCAGGATCACAATGGACAGCCCTTGATGCGTATACATATGAAACTAATTTAAATGATGCCAAGAAATTTATTAGATTACTAGACAAAACATATACAACAGAAGTTAGTTATGAATTGAAAGAGTTATTGAGCAATGGCTAATCAGAATAATGAAACCTACGAACAGTTAGGTTATTTAAAAAATATTACTGTAAAATTGCTTAATGTTGACAAAACAAAAGTAATCGACATAACTTTACAAATGTTGAATATGGAAATATATGAAGATATATTTTCTAACACTTTGTATGGATTGATCAATGTCGATGACTCAATTGGTTTGATGAATGGTATTCCTGGTGGGTCGCAAACTAATATTCATTTTCCTATAGTTGGAGAAGAATTTCTAGATATCACATATGAAATAGTAGGAAGACCAGCAGTAAAATTGTTATTTTCAGTATACAATATAGAAGAAATTATTAACAGCGACAACTTCAAAAATAGAAAATACAAGTTAAAGTTTGCAAGTTCCGAACATATTGATGATGCCAAAACACTTATTCAAAAAAGTTATAAATCGCCATTGAGCGATATGGCTAAAGATATATTTACAACATTCTTAAAGACAACAAAGACTTTAGACATAGAAGATACACAAGGGCAACAACAAATAATCATCCCTAGACTTAGCCCATTTGAAGCATTAAATTTTCTAGCTAAAAGGTCTCTCTCTAATAACGATAAGAAGAAATCTGCTTCATATGTCTGTTTTGAAAATACAGCAGGATTTCATTTCTGTGATATCGAAACATTAATTCAAAATGGATTTAAACAAAAAGACGCAGCAGAGAAAACCAAAGACGATAAAAATTTATACACATATATTATAAAAAATCCAAATATTGCAGAATCACAAGCTGATGCTTTTAAAACAGTTATAACATTTAAAATTAAAAATAGATTTGATACTGTTGAAAAGCTAAAGCGTGGTTATTTTGAAAGCGATACTATCGTATATGATTTTATCAACCATCAGATTACACCAACAAGATTTAAGTTTAAAGATACTGCTAATTCTACTTTGTCTGTTGCACCTTATCCAGAAAACTCATCTGATTTTATTGATAAGAGCACAAGCACTGCAAACAATGATGTATATGTCAAGAAGTTTATGGTTGCTAAGGATTTAAGTACTGGAACTCCAGACACATTTTTGGAAAACATATACGCTAACAAAGCAGCCTATATGACTAGATTAAATCAAAATATGACTACCATCGAAACATATGGCGATCCTAAAATTAAAGCTGGAGATGTTGTTACTGTAAGATACCCAGAAATTGTTGGTACAACTTTGAAAAAAGGCGACAGCAACGATAAGTATTTAAATGGTGAATTTCTGATAGGAACTATTCAGCACAGGTTTACTCCTCGTGCTTATGTTACTTCTATGGATTTATATAAAAATGGATATAATGAAAAAGTTGTACAGTCTGAAACAAATAAGGGAATTTTTGGTTCTGATAGCGCACAAGATATGAAGTCAGATAGAAATAAACTTATTAATCAAGCAAATCAAGAAGACACTATAAATACAATAGTTTCCCCATTAGTAAAGATTTTTAAATAATGAACCAAGATCATAATGATAATAATTTTCTAGGAAGAAACGGTTTCTATTATTTCTTCGGTATTGTAGAAGATAGAGATGATCCACTTACTCTTGGCAGAATTAAAGTAAGAGTGTTTGGAACTCATCCAGATGATAAGACTTTGGTTCCAACTGAAGATTTACCTTGGGCAATGCCAATCCAACCGATTAATTCTGCCGCAGCACATGGTGTTGGGCATTCTCCTGTTGGTCCTATTCCAGGAACACACGTTTTTGGTTTTTGGGCGGACGGTAGAGATTGCCAAATTCCATTTATTTTAGGTACTATTGCTGGTGGTACAGGTCAGTTTAATTATGGCGTACCCCAACAGGATAGTTTAGACGGACAAATAGCAGCATCTCCAGTTGGTCCAAATGGCGCACCAATCAATCTTCCAAAAGGAAGTAAAGCAATTCCACAAAGAGCAGCGACATTTTCTAAACTAGTTCAAGATAGATACAAATTAACAGATTATCAAGCATGTGGTTTAATTGGAAACCTTTGGCACGAGTCTGGTGGTTTTAGGGCTATTAGAGAATATGGTAAAGGCTCTGGTCCACAAGATCAGCCTCCTCCAAAAGGAACCAAGAATACAGGTTACGGATGGGTCCAATGGACAAATTCAAGACTTGATGACTTTTTAAATTTCTGCGAGTCTACAGGACATGCACCACAATCCGATGAAGCAAATCTTGGTTTCTTTTTAAAGGAATTAGATAAAGCCAAAGTCATCAAGGGGCTAAAGACAAACGCTCCAGTTACAGTTAGTGGGTATTGGGCAGGAACATATGATTGCTCTAATATTGAAGGAGCAACGAGATATGTTATGGCTGAGTTTGAAAGACCAAAGAAAGGTCTAGATCATATTGGAGAACGCATTCAATATGCAAAAATGGCATTAGTCGCTATGAATAAAACTTCTGTTCCTCAAGGCGGAGCACCAAGTAAAGACCCAAATGCACAGGTTCCAACAAATAATAATCCGAAAGCACAATAATTATGAGTTTAATTGGCAATCTTACTGACGCTGTTTCTACTATTATAACAGACGTTGTTTCTGGTTTAGATTCTACAGTACATGTTACACTTGATAATGTGGTTGGAAATTTCCAAGTAGACGAACAAGTTCAGCATAATCTTTCTATTGGTAGGGTTACTTCTTACGATAGAAATAGCTTGACTATGAACATCAAGACTGAAGTTGGAACTTTTGAAAAAGGAAATATTATTATTGGTCTGACCTCTCTTGCGGTCGGAACTATTACTGGAACAGGTTCAGCAAACCCATTTGATTTTCTAAATCTTTTTCCAAACGGAACTCCAGATAATTTTAGTTTTTCTGATTATATTTTGTCTGTTCCGTCTGCTGCAAATCTTACGCCTGTAGATAGCATAATGAAAATTTCAGATGCTATATCTGGAACAGCAGAAGTTGATTTAGTTTATAGAGAGGCAGCGGTAAAGGTAACAAATCCTGCAAATGTTTTTGCTGTAAGTGTTCCATCTCAGACGGATAGGCATGTTCAAACTCATGGCACAGAACCAACCTTTCAGTTTAAAGGACAATATCCGTATAATAAATCAAACAGAACAGAATCTGGACATCTTCTAGAAATTGATGATACTCCAGGTGCTGAAAGAATACTTCAACATCATAAGTCTGGTACATATGAAGAAATTCATCATGACGGACAAAGAGTAATGAAGATTGTAGGTAAGAACAACCACATCACCTTACAAGATGAAAATATCTTTGTTGAAGGCGAGGCTGTAGTCAATATTAAAGGAAACGTTACTTTAAGAATTGGCGGAACTCTTACTATTCAAGCAGAAAAAGGTATGCACCTCATTAGTCCTGCTGATATTAGGATGAAGGCAAACAACATTGTAATGGAAGCTACCAACGGAAATGTTGACATGTTGGCAAACAAAGATATTCGTGCCACCGCTAAAGGTAACACGAATATTACTTCTATTAATAATTTGTTAACGGCATCTGCTAATACTGAAATTTCTTCTGGCGCAGATTTAAATCTTCTATCTAAGAATAATTATTTTTCTTCTGGTTCCAATACAGAAATCTTTACTGGTGGAAATCTAGATCAGTATGGGACTGCTGGAGTGTCTATCAATTCTGCTAAAGATATGAATATGCTATCACAAACAGATTTTAAGATTAACTCTGCGGCTGCTATGAATATTAGTGCGTCTGGTAACTTCAACGCAGATGCTGCTCAAATTCATTTCCAAGAAGGTGCAGCAACAGCCCCAACAATGCCGTCAGTGACCACTGCAATCGTAACCACAGCCAATCCTACATTAGGTACGGGTATTACCTTCAGTGCTATTGTCGAGCATATGTTTACAGAATCTGACGATGATCCAGAAGCATTCGCTAAGGCTACACAAGATGCAATCAATGCTGGATTGATTGATAAAGATGCTTTAAACAGAAAACCAACAGTAACTGGTTCTCCAGATACAACAGCAGCAGGAAATGTTAAGATTGATTACAGAGATGCTCCTGTTGCAAAATTGTCCAGCTTTCCCGTAAACTTACAATTGTCTCCTCACTTTACTCTAGGCAAATTGACCGTGCAAACTCCTGCTGGTTCTCACTTGCTTAAGGCACAATATGGTTACACTGAAGCACAGCTTGCAGGAAACTTGCAGCTATTGGCTCTAAATGTATTAGAAAAAATATATGCCAAATATCCAGATATGACTGTCACAAGTTCATTTAGAACAGGAAATACAACAGGAAATAAAGTATCGCAGCACTGTAAGGGAATGGCAGCAGATATTCAATTTGCTTCTGCACAGCAAAATAAGCAATTATATCTTCAATATGCTCAGTGGATCAGAGACAATTGTGTATTCGATCAGCTATTGCTAGAACATAATAATTTTGGAAATAAACCATATTGGATTCACCTCTCGTTCGATCCATCTAAGACAAAACAGCGTGGTCAAATTATGACTTTGTTTAATAACAAGACCTATAGCCAAGGTCTAATATTCTTACAGGATAGCTAATGCCAGCAGTAGCAAGAGAAGGCGTTGATATTTGCGGTGGTGTCATTCAACCATCTGGATCAACAAAATTTAAAGTAAATGGTAGTCCAGTGGCTGTAGTTGGAGACGCAATAGCACCGCATGGAACTTCTCCACACAGTTCAGCCACTTTAATTTCTGGTTCTGGAACTTTTACTTTTGGTGGAAAGAAAGTCTGTCGAGTTGGAGATTCCGCTTCATGTGGACACACCGTCTCGACAGGCTCTTCTAATTTTTTTGTAGGTTCTTAATTTTCAAAAAAAAGTTTACTCGTATTCTCTTTACACTTATCGCCATGAAATCTAGCGAACGGACCAGGAGAAACTTGTTTCTTACAATGCTGACACCTAATCTTAGTTAATGGCGCTCTACGTCTGATTATATCATTTGGTTGATCATCAAAGACAAAGGCACGTTTATTTTCAATAATGGTAACATCAGTTGGCTTTTCAATGTCAATTTCTGGCTTCTTGCGTAAACTAAAGCCATGATTAGCAGACATCAAAAGAATAATAGCCAACGGATCAAACACAGAAACAATCATTAGGATCAAGGCACGAACAGTCTTATCAAAGTTTGCTTGCCCATCCTTACCATAAAACATTTCTGCAATGTAAAGAAGAGGACCAAGCTCAGACTTGGTTTTTTGTGCTGATACTTGTAGTGGCAATAGTTGCTCATTGATCTTATCAATATTTGCCAATGATGTTTGAATGTTGTCATTAAGAACAGCACGTTCTCTCTTTTGACGATTACGAACAACATTATCCTTAACATTCAATTCAGAGACAGTATCCAACTGATTAAGGCTTCGTTGTGAATTAGCAACGATGCGTTTTTCATTGTCAACCTTAGACTGAAGTTGTTGAACTTGAATCATAGAAGTTTCAGACGTGTTTTGATTTTGCAGATGTGCTTTTGACAAATAACCAAAGGTTCCCATGCTTGTGATAAGCATCAGGATAACCACAGCAAAGATCAAGTATGTTTTGATCATAATTGGAGAAGTCTTCCAGTTACTATTAAGCCAACTGACAGACACGACCTTACATGCCTCTAGCATTACCCCAAGGACAACGATTGACCAAAAAGCTCCAGAGAACAAGGTTGTCAAACCGACAACAGAATAGAATGCAGATACGACAGACAACAAGAGTGCCGCACCTAAAACAACGTAGTTAATCATTTGTTTTCCTGTAGGTTGGTTGGGCGGCGCATTATTACACCGCCCAAGTTCACTTAATAATTAATATAACTTTAACTCTTCACATGCAACAATAAAATCTTTAACCAACTTAGAACGAACGATGTCTTTCTGAGTAAAGATAATCGTTGAGAATTGATCAAGACGATCAATAACTTTAACGAAGTCTTTTAATCCTACACGTTCTTGTTCTTTTGTCAAGTCCGATTGTCTAAAATCACCAGAAAAAATAATACGACAATTATCACCAACACGGGTCATAATGGCAGACAGTTCTGCCCAATTCATATTCTGAATTTCATCAACAACAACAATACAATCTTTTAAGGTTATACCACGAACGAATGAGGTAGTAATAAATTCAACTTGTCCCTTTGCCTTTAAGAGACCATAAGCATCGCCACGATTAAACAGTTCACCGCAAATAGAATGATAAGGAAGTTCATATACTTTTTGCTTTTCTGCCACGCTACCAGGAAGGAAGCCTTGATCTCTGCTTTGAACAGCAGACCGAACAACAACAATCTTTTTATAATCTTCATCAGAATATAAAACTTCACTCAAACCAAGATAAAATGAGAGGAATGTTTTTCCTGTCCCTGCTGACCCGATAAGCAATAAATGCTGTCCCGAACAAGACTGATGGAATACATCAGCCTGATTTTCTGTCATAGGTCTAATGTCTTTTAAATCCAACCCCTTAAATTCTGTAGTAGGTTGTTGGGTTTTAGTTTGTCTAGGTTGTCTTGTAGTTTGCTGTATTTTTTTCTTTCCTGCTTTTCTTTGGCGTCTTGATGGGTAGACTGAAGATTCGTCTAGTTCGTCCGAGTATGCTAGAACCATGATAGCTCCTGTGCCTTAAGTTAAAGTTAATTCACAAGTTTCATAATAAATTATTCTAAGATGAACAGGTACAGCTATTTTTGTGTTCATCTTAAAAATCTGTTTATGGAGTCTTAGTTGTCATTCCATATTTTATCTGATTTTTCTTTACGGCTTCACGAACTTTAGTTGCTCGTATTCCTTTGTCGCCATATTTTTCTGATAGTGGTGATGTTGGGTTTGCTCTAGCTATACGCCCAAGCAGATCATTCATGCCAGCATCTGGCTTAACACGATCTCCATGACCACCAACCAACATCGGTGCGCCATTTACCATTCTTTCAATGTTTGGATTTTCTTCTAGATAGGTATCACAGGCAGAAATGCCCATAAGCTCTTCCCACTCTTCGCCTGTAGTATGGTTCTTAAACAAATAATAGGGCATCTTGCCTCGCTTCTGTTACTATCATATTTAGAGTTTAGGGGAGCTACAGAAGTAACTCCCCATTTACTATGCTTGTCTTGTCAAGAAATTTACACGAACACTCTTCGGATTGAAGAACCTCTTAATAACTTCTACGGCAATATTGATATCATATTCTTTACAAGAAAATACATCAATATATCCTTCACCCGTATTGTCACAAAAGTGAGCGATAATGTTACTGGTTTCAATCAATTGAATGACTGTCCATCCTGCCAAATGATCTGCGTTATGTCCAAAGTGAATAATCTGTGGTTCCCCATAAGGAATCATTTCAATCTCTTCAACTAAAGCTTTGGCAAAATCCCTGAGCGTATCAGGATTAGTAATTGCCTCTAGATCACATTCAGCACAATCAATTAAGGAGTGCCATCCCCAAAAGTTTCCCATCTATATCATTATCCTTTAATAATCTTCATCGTCTTCTGATAGTGCATCTATATCAAGTCGCTTTAGTGCGCTTTGAATTCGTTTTTCTTTACGGCGTTGTTGAATTTCAGAACGATCCGTTTGGTATTCTTCTTCATCATAATCACCATGAGTATGATTTCTTGACTTGCCCACTTGTGTTACCTCTTAAAGATATTTTTAAATGCGAACTTTTGGCTTTGGACCTGGCTTGCGGCGTTCTGGTGGTCCGACCACTCCCTTAGCTTCAGAAACGAACTGAGTTTCGTTACTTGTCGGCTCAACGAATGGCTTAACTTCTTCCCGAAATGGAACGTTAGGCAACAAGCCTGGAAACGCCCTTCGTACCAATGCTTCAGTAAGATTGGGATAAGGCATCTTCTTATCTTTCATACCAATAAGAAGTTCTGCATCATCTGGATCGACAGTTTCTAGGATTTGAAGAAATATCTGTTCCTTCTTATATCTTGGAATGTTAGCGACACCATTTTTTTCAAAGATGTACAACTTCTTCATTTCACGATATAAGCGTCCTTGTGCGTCTGTGCTCTTCGGCAATCCACGATAAGGAGGCGATCCTGGAGGAAGATCAAATTGAATAGTAGGATCGTAGAAACACTTTAACATCATAATCATGCTCTTATTTTGTTCATGACTAGTTAAAATTTGTTGACGATATAGATCATTTGGCTCGTCTGAAACTGCTTTAAAAATCTCAGCGAGACCTGGTAATTTTGCCACTTTGCTTATCCTTAAAAATCGTTAATGTCTGTTAATAGGTTTTTTAGTTTGTATTTAATAAAATAATTGAAAAGCTTGCTTCTGCCTTTGTCGGCTTGTTCATTATATGCTTTTACAACATCTACTTCAATACTTTCTGGGATATAATCGAAATCGACCAGAGTTTGATTGCGCTTGAAATTCCTCATCATGTATTCATCACAAAACGATTCAGGTTCTTGAGCAAGCCACTCGACTAACTTCTTACTACTTATGCTTTTCTGACGGACACCTAAAACAAAGGTATTATCTTCAGAAAGAAAGTTTGGTACTCCGTCTCCAGAATCACCTCGAATGATATGTTCCTTCAAGAATAATTTTGGATTATCACAAACAATAAACTTCTTCCTAGTAGGATCATATTGCTTGATCCTAGCATACTGCTGTAGCTGAGAGAAGTCCTTATCACCCGATAAGATCAAAACACCTTCAGCATGATATTCCTTAACAAGGGTAGCAATAACATCATCTGCTTCTGCGCCCTCAATTTGAATAACACGATAGGGGAAAAATTCCTGAAGTTCATCACGAATACGCCCAAGTGTTTCGAAAATCATAGTCCAATTTAGTTCAGACTCTTCCCTATTCTTTCGACGATTTGCCTTATAATAAGGAAAGATTTCTCGACGCCAAGAATTTCTGGAATCACAGGCAACAATAAGTTCTCCATATTCATGTGAGAATTGCTTCTTGTTTGCTCTGATAGAGTTTAGCACCATATGACGAAGAAGATTTTCGTCTATTTCTGCATTATGGTGGTTGCCGATCTGCGCCATAAGGTTTGAGATCATAACCTGACTTAGGTCCAATATAATCATTTTTTCTCACTTTCAATCTCATCATTATATAGAAACAATAAGAAATGTCAACCCCTAATCTTCATCTTCATCTTCATTGAGTGCAGAAATAGAAGAAGGATCAAACGTAAACTCACTTTTTCCAGCTTCCATTTCGTCAAGATCAATAGCGGCATCAACTAATTTTTGAACAAAATGATCAATCTTTTGTGTTCGATATAGCATTGAAGTGATGGCTTCCGCGACCATGATTGAATCGCGGATACCCTCATCATCTTCTAGAACTGCATAACCTGCCATTTGACACTTAGCCAATAGCACACCCATAAGATCATCGACAATCATTTCACAATAATATGCCTTGGCATTTTCTGCCTTTTCTACGGCTTCTTCTATACTAGAAACCTGTGCTGCATCAATGTTATCTCGTGTTGGAAATCTGATAACATTTGTTGGTTCTGTCATTTTTCTACTCGCAATAGGATTACGTCTGATGTGATACGACCAGACAATTGAACTTCAGCAGCCTTCGACATATTTAGGTCTTTCACTATCTTCTTTAGTTGAGGCTTTGTAGCCTTTAGAATAGACGGACAAAGTTCTTCTGGTTTCCTGTAACGCTTTCGTATAGACAACGTTTCGTCATAGCCAAGAATGGTTGTACCCTTTACGCTTAGACCACCTTCACTGATATAAGCAGTGAATAGATTATACTTAGGATTAAAGGTCCATAGTTGCTTTGCTCCAACGATTTGTGCTGGATCAATAGAAGCAATCTTATATTCTGCATTTTCTTTAGCGTAACTTAGCTTTGAAACTACTTGAACGGAAGACTTGGCTTTTGGCTTACGGGGAGTACGGGTTGCCTTGATGACATAAGACATAGATTCTGCTGCCTTGATGATCTTGGTCAGAAACTCGATAAACCTTGTTTGTTGCGCTCGATTAATATGAGCATAACCTTCCTTTTCTTTCTTGGCATAAACCAACTCATCAATGACTGGCTTATAATAAGAAATGATCTTATTGGTTTGTGCAGCCTTAAGATCATGAGTCTTCATAAAGGAAAAAGGATCAAACTCACTATTATAATCATTGGTTGTAAAAGTATCAACCTCTGCTTCTAGTTCAGCGATAGCATTGTCTGTTTTTTCACGGATACGATCCTGAACAGAAACCACAGACTTAGTTGTAGTTGCTTCTGGAACCTTTACTCGTGCAGCCAAACTAGAAATTAGTTTTTCGTGAATACGATCAAGACTTCTTTGTTCAATTTCCGTACCATTATTAACAATACGACACATTGACATCGTAGTCATACCAATCTTCTTAAAATCAACACGACGAATATCATTCACCTGTTGCTTCGTGTAGATCGGATTTGCCTTCATATAAACCATGACCCAATCGATACCATCATTCAATTCGTACATATAATTGTACCAATTAAGGGCAAAGATCATTTCGCTTTGGCTGTAACCGTGCTTTACAATAGGTTCTGGACCCATGTACTTATCGCTAGCCAATTTGGATGCAAGCGATCCCATACGGATTGGCTTTTTATTTTTTGTACTCTTAATCATGATAAACCCTTATTGAGTTAAAACGGTGTTAGCCCAATCCATCCAATCAAGTTGTTCTGGATTTAAATTTTCTCCAGATCGCTTTCGACTTAGAAGATCACAGTATGTTTCTTCTACCTTATCGTTGCCGTCCCTCACAGGATCAGGAAACTTAAAAATTACAAACTCCATTTAGACCTCCTCATTCTATCCCTTAGTATATAGGAAGAAAAGGAGAAAGTCAATAGGTAAAATGCAGTTTAGCAAATTATAATGTTAGGGTCTTAGTTTTTCTGACCCTTACCATGATCCAAGAATTGTACCACTTGTCGCTTAATAGAACATCGTGGTCAAACTGCATCTTTGCTTCATAGTATGATAGTTCTGTTTTAGAGAAACACAGCCTAACGATTTCTCGTGTAAAGTTTTCTTTACCTAACTTAACAACATCTGCCGTTAGTTCATCACTCGAACCATAATAATCTAGCCAATCAGAATCAATCTGTGACTTTATTTTCTTTTTCTTTTTGATGCCATTTTTTTGGGTTATGACTTTGTATTTTGTCTTACTAAACTTAGACAGCTTTTTTCCAATATATTTTCTATCGGTTAGGTTGTTTGTTATAATATAGACAAACCCTACAGTTGTTTCGGGCAACTGTAGGGTTTCTTCACCGTTGTATAACCACATGCAGTACCTCCATAAAAGAAGTACTTAGTCTTCCCAATCTTCTCCTGAAAGGAAGTCTTCAGAGTTCATTTCTGTGTTTTCTAGAATGGAACCGCAGAAGCAACAATACTCAATTGGAGCATTTGCTTCTGAGTTTGCGGGAACAATTTCAAATTCTGCATCACACATATTACAAGTAACTTCTGTAGAGTGCATTTGTTATCCTTTTAACTTTTTTAATTCGGTTATAAACTCATATCACTAAAGGTTGTAGTGTCTACGTCTTTCTTCAGTCCCCCAATAATATATTGGGAAATTTCAACTTCTTGTGGCGCTGTTTGAACTTCACTGCCACCGATCCACTTCTGTGTCCAAGGGAGGGGATTTGACTTTACACCTTTAACAGATGGAGTCAAACCAATAGCAAGCATTCTCTTGTTCGCAATCCAATCAACGTAATCGCATAGAAGCTCTTCGTTAAGACCAATCATAGAACCACCTTGGAACAAGTATTTAGCCCAATCCTTTTCTTGTTGAATGACCATATTGAACATTTGTCCAACTTCTTCAGCACATTCTTCTTTGATTTTTACAAAATCAGGATCATCCTTTGGAAGCAACTTAAGCATCTGTTGGGTAGAAGCTAGGTGGACATTCTCATCACGAGCAATGAACTTGATGATCTTGGCGTTGCCTTCCATTTGCTTTAGTTCAGCAAAAGCCCAAGAACACGCGAAGGAGACATAGAAACGAATACCTTCTAGAGCATTAACAGCATTGAGGCA